GCCCCAGTAGTCCCACGGCGATGTAGGTAACTGACTTCCTACTGATTGCGTTGGGGTACTTGGGCTTGTAGGAAACCCGTACATAGGCATAGTGAGGGACAGTTTCTGGCCCTCTATGTCTTTCTTGTTGCGCGACGCTGCTGCGTTGACGCGACGTATCAAGTCTGATGCGCGTTACCTTGCGCGCGAGTTGCACTTGATGCCTGGGCAGCGCATGAACAGCTTGCGCTTTCGCGAGCTGTGTATGCGCGCAGAGGACGTAGCTTTGGTCATTATCGGCGACGTTGACCCAAACATGGGGTACATAGACGTTGCTATGATTGAAGCTCGGGTGATGCGCCAGACTATGGCTGCTATGAGGCGTGCAAACGCTGACGTGAATTTTGGGTGAAAGCTTGCGTACCCGAAAATGTGTAACATCCAAACGTGTACGACAGAGTTTGTTCGCTTTGTTCGAATTCATTTCTTGGCGCCTTCGTGTTCCAAGATTTAGGGTTCCTGGTGCGTTGTCCTCGACAAAACCACACGACATTAGTGAAACGGGGCGTAGATAATGACGTGGCATTCGCAGTTCGTACGAAGGTCGTACAAAAGACAAGTCGTACAATCGGTGCGAATGGATGCACAGTCTGAGGACCTTGGGAGCGTTGGCGCCAGTGCCGACCAGCGCGATTTGCGCGAGGAGCACTTGGCCGACCAGATTTGGCAGCTTGCTGACCTGGTCGACGAGGGCGACCGTGAGCGTCGGCTTTTGCTTCGCACCGTGATGACGCTCAAGGCTGAGCTTGTTCAGCTTAAGGAGACTGTGCGGTTCATGGCCGAGCGCATGGAGGTTGTTCCTGACAGCCCTGTGCGCAAGGACGTGTTCGACCGCAAGGAGCCTGGTGTTTACCTTACTCCGGTCCCAGACGGCAGTTTGGGCGCAGACCTGCGCTGGAGTGACTCTCAGCAGTTTTTTGTTGAACAGTGAATGTAATGCACTGACGCATACGCACAGGAATGCCTGCTGTTCAGTCTAAGCACTGGCCTTTTACGTGGTATCCCTCTGGTGACCTCGAGTCATGGAACACCGATTCTTCGGCCGACATCAAAGGAGCAGATGCACTTATATATCTGAAGGACCTAGTCGAAGCGAAGACGGAGCTAGTGTCCTATTGTGTGGCACAGTGTGAGTTCGCCCCTACTACGGGGCGGCTCCACGTGCAGGGTTATCTACAGCTGACCAATCGCTGGACGTTTACCCGTGTCAAGAAGCTGGTGTTCACCGGTCTTCTTGGCAGCGCGCAGATTGCAGCTGCGCGCGGTTCTGCGGAGCAGAACGAGACCTACTGTTCTAAGGAGGAGACGCGCGTGCCCGGAACGGAGACACTGCGCGTTGGTCTGATGGTCGCTGACGTAGGCGAGAACCATCAGCCTGGCAAGTCTCTCGACCGTGTCTACGCCGACATCAAGTTGGGTGCCAGTATGGAGGACATCGTGGAGAAGTACGGCTTTGGCATGTTTGTTCGTCACGAGCGTAGCCTCAAGAGCGCTATGTGCACTTGGGGCAAGCGTCGGTGCGAGCCTGCCAAGATCATACTTCTAATTGGCCCAACTCGAAGCGGTAAATCGCGGTGGGTGGAGCGTGAGTACCCTGACCGCTACCGCATGACGTTTGGGAACGGTGGCAACTCTGCGTGGTTCGACGGTTACAACGGCGAGTCGACCATTGAGCTGAGTGAATTCCGTGGCCAGTTAACATTGTCCTTTATGCTGGACCTGTTGGACCGCTACCAGCTGAAGGTACAGACAAAGGGAGGGACTGTTCAGTTCCTTGCCAGCACTATTATCATCACGTCCAACGACGAGCCTCGCGATTGGTACAAGGCTCTCGAGGATCGTGATGAGAAGATGAAGCCTCTTTTGGCGCGCGTGGAGGAGTTTGGGGTGCGTCCGCGCTACCAGACGGAGAATCGCATCGCCGGAATGAGTGCGGAGAACGGCACGCCTAACGTGCCGTGTTGATTACATTAGTAATAGCGGGCGCGAATGCGCTCGCCATTCACGCCAAGTCTGTAACCGTACGTGCCTTCCTGAGCTTGTCGCATGCGTTCCTGTGGCCATGTCGACACGGTGTGTTCCAGGGAGGTCTTGTACGTTATGAAGTGGCGTATGACCCGTGCAACGTTTTTGCGTTGCCACGGTTGGTCTAACGAGGGAATGATGGCGCGTGCGTTCGCCAGCCCTCGTTTTGCTTGACGCAAGGCGAGTACTATGGAGATATCATCTCCTTGGGCGTGGCCTGCGAAGTTTGTAACGTAAGCTTTAGCTTGCCATTCGTTACCCATGTGCCAGATCTGTTGGCCTTCGCCATAGATCTGTAGCACCATGGTGGGGACTGGTGAATGAGGAACGAATGAAACCCTAACCGACAACTGGCCTAGTATTACCCAGTTGTCGGTTACTACGTTACCTTTCGTAGAGGGGGCACCCGACGTGGACGGGATGGCGAAGAGATCGCGTCCATGCGGGTCCCTCCCGGAAGGTCACTTATTATAACGACTAAGGGGTGCAGGGGCGAGTTCCCCTGCTAGTGCAAGAAAGGGCCTTGCCCGCTAAAACTTGCATTACATCTTTAGACTTGACCGTCGTCGCTGCCCTTCATGGTGAGCTGGCGGTAGAAGCCAGCAATTTGAAGGTCAGTGTTGATGGCCAAGTTTTCCAGTGGGTACAGCGCGTTGTTGTACGCGTACAGACCCGTCGTAGTCACTAGGTCTGAAGAGCCCGACAGTGCCGCGATTGCGTCGGCCAAGTTGCGGGTGATGATGACTACCGGGTCTGACGAGTTTACAGCGTCTGGCACACCGGCGGCTAGTGCCGCCGTGCGACGCCTGATTGTTAGGTACAGGTGCGACCCGCGTCCGAGCGTGGTCGCGATTGGCGTTGCTGCCTTTGCGTTGACTTCGCTTGTCGACAAACGCACGTTTCCTGTAGAAGGCACCGTGGTGCTTTCCAGGAACAGTTCGAGAACACAGTTCTGATTCACTGTTCCAAACAACCCGTTGGACAGGTCGAAGAACTGGTTGATGTTGGAGGTGGCGTTCACCACGCTCAGCTTTGTTGCTGCGGTGCTTGCGCTGAACTGCCACTGCGACGGAATGTTGGTGCTGCTTGACCCGGCAATGCCCGCGCCTGTGCGCGCGGGCATGATGCTTGGCTGACAGAGGTCTAGGACGTAGTCCATGACTATGAAGCCGAGCCCGGTGTTGATGGGCAAGTTAGTTCCGTAGCACATGAAGAGACCCTGCGACGTTCCTCGCGGGTCGTAGTTGCTGCCCTGGCCGGAGATGAAGAACGTCTTTTTCTCGGACTTATCGCGCTTGTAGGTGACGGAGGAACCTACCCAAGGCGGGGTAATGGCCGTGTGCTCGTAGCTCATCACGTTCTGCATGAAGTTGCCGTCTCCACCGTTTGCCGCTGGGTTAGCGGGATCTCGCTCGAACGTCAGCATGACTGAGCCAGCGGTGGTGGTGGAGCACTGGGGCACGTAGCGGTAGGTGACACTCTGGTACACGTACTTCTCGTACGTAGTAGAGATAGTAGCGACTCGGTCGTTGAGTAGGACTGGGTTGCAGTCGTGCACGGCGACCAGCCCGTTAGTGTACTTGCTGTTAGTGTCAATCTGGGTGATGAAGCTGCGCCCAGTGATGCGCAGGCTTCCGTCGCCCATTTGCTTCTGGGTGAAGCTGCTCTGGAGACCTCCAGACACGCTGGTACCCATCTGAACGGGAGCAGAGGACACTGCGGACGTGGCCTTAGCGTTCTTTTTGTATGCGGGTCGGGCGGCGGAAGCCCGTTTCTGGGCGCGGTACTTCTTGTACTTATCAGCGTACTTAGCGCCGCGCCCAGCCTGCATCTTGCGCTTATTGTTCTTCGCCTTTCGGCGAAGATCCTGGTAGCTCATTGCACGGGCCATCGTCGATTTCGACGTGGCAATGGGAGTGTGCGAGTTTTGCGGTAACGCCGCTGACTAGCGCTGTTACTGCCCCGAGCAGCGCAAGCAGAGACAGAGACACAGTGTCCGTGGTGGCGGGACGGAATGACGCACCTTGCGATCCTGGCGGTTGTGGACGAGGAGGCCGCGGTCCGCCTGGCGGCGTTGGTGTCGGCGGCGTTGGGTTCGGCGGCGTTGGTGTCGGCCGTTGATTACCTGGAGGACCTAGTAGGTCTGACGAGTTAATTGGCGCTCCGCCGCTCGTGAACCAGTATTGGTACTGGTGCATCCAAGGAGCAGGGTCGTTGGACTGCATAGCGCTTAGCAGGCGCGAAGCGCCTGCTGTGGTTGCGGCTCCCCCTGCTATGATCACTGCAGCGTAGAACGCTTGTACTGCTCCTGATAGCCCGCGCAGGACCATGTTCAGCGTGTCAATTGCATCTTGATGCAAGTTAGTCGCTTGTTGCAGAGTGTGCTGGGCCGTGTTTACTCGGCCCAGTTGCTCTGCTTCAGTTTCTGTTACAGTCGGCCCGCGCCCCGGGTCGACTGGCGGGTCGTTTAAAGGCACATCTTCGAACTCGTCTGGGAACGGGTCGTTTCCTGGCGTGTTTGGGTTGCCTGGCCCGCTGCCCCAGTAGTCCCACGGCGATGTAGGTAACTGACTTCCTACTGATTGCGTTGGGGTACTTGGGCTTGTAGGAAACCCGTACATAGGCATAGTGAGGGACAGTTTCTGGCCCTCTATGTCTTT